AGAGGCCGCCGCAGGAGGGGTGCCGCCTTCCGGCGGCTCCGAACCATTTGGAAGGGCGGATGGTTCGGCTTCTCCAATAGATACTCTCTGTGCTTCGGCAGCGCGTTCGCCAGCCTCACGCACGGCACGCGGAACGTTGACATCTGGGTCAGTCGGGGGTGCCTGTTCCCGACGGGGTTGGATTGCCATTAGGTCCTCGCTCGAAGTTGTTCAAACAGTTGCTGGCAATTCTCCAGCTTCTTAGCCAGTTCATCCAGCGCCTGCGCCCGACCTTGCGCGCCGTATATACCGTCGCGACTGGCCGCCAAGAGATCAACGTGAGCTCGTCTAGCATGGGCATTCATCGCCTGAATGAACGTGTCGTACCTCAGTGGCGAGCTTAGTTTCAATTCAGCTGCCGCCATGACGACGGCGGTCATCGTATCAACTTTCATCCGTGTCCTGATCGAGCGCAGAAATGACCGCGGGCTGCACGCCCGCGCCCAGAATATTCGGTTGGCCAAATCCACCTGCACCGCTCGGCGTCATCTTGGCATAGTTGCCGAGCGCCATCTGATCTGGATCTCCACCGGTCAGCTTACGCATCGCGCGCTTACCGGGCAGCATCGGCGCAGTACGGCTGCCCTTGTTGACGACGACGCGCCTGCCAAACAGGTTTTTCATCCGAACTTCCCTAGATCAGGCCAACCGTGCTTGCTCGTAAACTTCGCCAAGTCGGTCTTGTGCGGCGCTGTCGCCGACCCGAACTGAGGCGGCTTCATCGCCGCCTGCACCGCACGCGGCGTATGGAGCACGCCGCCGCCCAGCCGTTTCGCCCGGATCATGAAGTTTGCCTGCGGCGGCATTCCGGACTTGTTCGCCATCAGCGGCTCGACTGACCGGCGATGGCCCGCTGCGATCCACTGTGGCCGTGCATGTGGGTCTTACCACCGGAAGCGAACTTCTGGTCGCCACCAGTCGGGCACGACGCCGATTGGCCCGGGGTCTGGGTTCCGGCGTAGCTCTTGTTGGTGCCGGCGCTCGAATAGAACGCCGCGTTGTTGCCCCCCTTGGCAGCGACACCACCACGACGCGGTCCCGAACCTTCCTGCGAGCTCTGACCGGGCGTCTGTGTGCCAGTGCCATCGAACTTCGCCATGTGGCCGTTGCCGCCAAAGCTCCCCCAGTTTCCCGACTTCGTGCTTTCGACTTTACCTTTCGCCATATCGTCCTCCTGTTACAGGCCCTGTAACTAACCTACACCCGGTCGACGTACGAACAAATTGGTCCGCGGTCCAGCGTCTCCGCTGGGCCCCGGTGCTGGGTTGGCTTGTGGATTTGGAGGCGGACCGGATGGTGGCCCGCCCGGTCCGCCAGCCTCAGGCGGCTGCGGCGGACCTTGCGCATGGCCGGGCACGCCACCTGCGGCGGCCTGATCTTGCGCTAATTTTTGCTGCTGCGCGAGCGCATCCTCGCTCGGCACAATCTCCTCGCCATCGAGACCAATCGTGGACGAAACGCTTCGTAGTACCGTAGCGCGTCCCTTCGGGCCGATGATCGCCATGTCGATGGGGTTTGTCGTGATTTGGAGGAACTCAAGCTGCCGCGCACGCATCGTCTCCTTCTGCATGGCTACGTTGACGCCCTTCGGCACGATCTCCTCCTGACCGGTCAGCAAGCCGCTGGCGTCGGTCAGCAGGATCATGTCGAGCGTGTTCTGCAGGTTGGGCCTCATGACGTCCCGGTCGATGTTGGCACAGACGGTTTGCAGAAGCTTCGACGCGTTGCCCATGAGCATCGCCAACCCCGAAGCAGTGCGTCCTGCACCGCCGCCCGGCGAATTGCCCGAGAGGTATTTCGGTATCGCCGAGATGTCGTCCGTGAGACCATAGAAAGCATTGAACACCCCCAGTAGCTCCTGAGCGTTCATCTGCGGCTGAAAGAATGAAACCGGAGGTTCCTGAACACCACTTACCGTTGGGTTCGTCGCATGCCATCTCTTCCACGGGTAGAGCTCGTCAGAGTTCTCTTGGCCGGACATCCGGTCGTCGTTGACGACAACCTGTGGGCCGGAAGCAATCGACATGTTGTTGACGAGCGAACGCAGGGTGGCGTTCATCACCTCCTGCATATCGCTGATGATGTCAGGCAGCCCATTCCCGATGGGTGTGCCGGGTACCTTTTCCCAGCTGGTGACGTAATAGTTGTGACGACGCCGTGGGCTTGGATTGAGCTGTACTTTGATCAGGTAGTTGCCAATCAACCACGCCTGAACGCTGTAGTCGCGGAGTTCGTCAGAGATTTCGTCTTCCGTGAAACCGTACTCGCGAAGCATTCGACCTTGGACATTGCCCGTGAACATTAGCCCGGTGAGCATGTTGCTCTCGTTCATCACCGGGTTCTCGCGGCTCTCCATGATCGCTCGGCTGGCGTCGGTCGTATCCCAGTCGTCGGTGATGCCCTGTCGGCCATAGAACTCAAGAATGTAGCGGATGTTTTCCTTGTTGTAGCCCGGCAGGTCGAGAAGGTCGTTGAGGTCGGTGCGCGTAATGCGGAAGCGCTCGACGATCTGGGCGTCCTCGACGTCGCTGACACCGGGCGTCATCCAGATGTCGAACGGTGAAACCCGTTCCCACCACAGCTTGGGCGTCTGTTTCTGGACCGGCTTGCCGTTGACCCACGAGACCTGTGTCACCATGCGGACAGTTGGCCCCTTGATGCAAGCCAACGGAAACAATGGAATGTCAGTTAGAAACTCTGCGAGCGCTTTATAAAAACCGCCTTCGGTCAGCAGCTCGTCAACCTTGTCCTCGGACACTCGGCACTGGTGTGTCGCCTTCTTCTTGGCCGCCTCACGGGCCGCTTCCAACAACGAGATCGACCGTTCCTTGATCATGCTAGGCTGAGGTGGAGCGCCCATGCCTTGCTGGGCGGCATCCATCATCGTCATCACCTCGGTCTGCACCAAGATGCGGACGTTGGCCAAAACCTCCTCGTCGATGTCCGGATCTTCGGGGGGCCCCAACGCCCAAGGGCGATCGGCTCCGAGGTACACGTCGCGTAGCAACGATGAGGCCCCCCGGCACTTAGCAGCCACGAGTCTGCAATAGACCTCGGAACCACCGAAGCGACGGATCTCAGCAAGCTTCTGTGCTTCGTACTCGCCCTTGAACATGCGCATCGCGGCGAGCAGACGATCGGACCAGCCGGCCACCGTGTTGCGGTGGCGCACCATCATGTTCCACTGAGTTCGGATATAGCCTGACAAACCAACATACGGCTGCTGGTTCGCTCGCATGTCTTCGTTCGTACGCTTGGCTTGATCCTCGACTGCCTGCTGGGCATCGAGTTGGTCGTTGGAGACGACGCGTAAACCGCGCCACGCAGGTGGTCCCCCCGCGCCCATCTGAAGATCGGCCATCGACAACACCTAGCGGTAGCTTTTAGATATCGCGCAATCTACGCTCACTGCACGGTGACAGCAATGGCTCAAGTAGTTACAGGCCCTGTAACCCCGACCGACCTCCTGATCAGCCAGCTGGCGCGGGAAATCGCCCGGGAAATCGTCCCTTTCGACGCCATCCTGCGGAAGTTCAAGCTCGACACCCAGACCTACGAGCGCGTGTTCGACATGCCTTTTTTCCAGCGCCGGCTCGAAGAAGAGCTCGCCGTTTGGAACGGCAGCGACTCCGGGTCGATCCGGGCGCGCGTCGCCGCCAAGGCCGCCACCGTGATCGAAGAAAGCCTCATGGAGGTCTTTGACCTCATTCACGATAAGAGCCAGCCCCTATCCGGCAAGGTCGAAGCGCTTAAGTTCGCCGCCAAGCTCGCGTCGATGGGCGAAGGCGCTGAGGTCGATAGCGGCGAGAAGATCGTGTTCAACATTACGATCGGCAACACCCAGCTCAAATTCGAAACCCAACGCGACATGAAAACGATTGATGGAGAAGCGCATGAGGAACTGGGCAGTCCCGAAGTACCAGTACAGCCAGCGGGTTAAGATCGTCCCGCTGGAGAACGTCGAGGCCCGGGTGATCGACCTCCACCAGATCGGCATGACCGGTGACGTCGAATACGACGTGCGCTACTTCCAAGACGGCAAAGAGGTGAAGTGCCGCGTGTTCGAGGACGAGATCATCAATGGAGATTAATTTCAGCGCCCCGCCGACTGGCGCGCAGTTCATGCTGTCGGAGCAGTTCTTTCGCCTGATCGCCGGCCCACTGGGCTCGGGCAAACCCACGACGTGCCTGATGGAGCTCTTACGTCGATCGTTCGAACAGTGGCCGTCGCCAGATGGCATCCGTCACACACGGTACGCCATCTGCCGGCAGACCCTGTCGCAGCTGAAGAACACCATCCTGAAGGACTGCGTCCAGTGGTTCTCGCCGGTCGCCGGGTGGAAGGTCTCCGAGAGCACGTTCCATTTCAACTTCCTCGATGTGCGCTCGGAGTGGCTGTTCCTGCCGCTGGAGACGCCCGAGGACCAACGCCGGCTCCTGTCGATGAACCTGACCGGGGCGTTTATTTCGGAAGCGATCGAGATCGACGTCGACCTGATCGACCCGCTGGGTGGCCGCTGCGGCCGCTATCCCGGCCCCGCCATGGGCGGTGCCAAGTGGCACGGCATCATCGCCGACACCAACTTCCCACCCGAAGGCACGCCGTGGCACGAACTGATGGAGAACCCCGGCGAGGATCATCTTCC